ATTTGTAGGTAGGAGATTCAATTATATTACCTTCTACATCTTTAAATACAACTTTAAACTGGTCTCCGCTGGTTAAATCTGTGGTTCCATCAATAGCAGTAGCTGAACCATTTTTAAATACAGCAATCTGTCCGGCAGTTAAATCTGCTCTTGTAGCAGTTTCAATTAACGGAGCTGTGTCTTTTACCACAACAATGTGGGTTTTGTTTTTTTGTCCTAACATTTTAATTAGTTTTTAATTCGACAATATAAATAATTAACTTTCTTTTTTCTCATTAAGAGCTATTTGGTACTCTTCAGGTTTAGTAGCAGCAGTTGCCATTGCTACAGCCTCGTCAATAATATCATAAATTAATTCCTGTAATATACTGTGCCTTTGATTATTTGGAGTAGTATTATCTACTACTATATCAGGAATAATTCTTAAATATCTTAATCTATACGCTGTTATTGGATAGTTAGCTTTATCCCTTACTATAAGCTCCGTTCTCTTTGGAGTTAAGTCTGTAAAAGCATCTCCACCGTCTTCACCATAATCTTTCCTACTGAATATCATTCTCCATATATTATCCTTATTAGGTTGCTTATATGGATTATCAACATTTTGAATGTAGAAGTCATGTGTTATTGGTATAACCTTAGCTTCCTTAGTTTTTTCAGCAGTTTTTGCAGCTTCTTCTACAGCAAGATAAAAATCTGTCGGTAGGTTATACATTGTTCCTTCGGGGTGTACATCAGTTTGGACATCAGCTACTGTAATTCCAGAGGATAGAGAAGCACTTTTTAATAGTGCTTCCAAATCTCTACCGTTCATTTCGTTTCTTTCAAAACCAAATCCTGTTTTATCAGGACTGTATGTACGTGTAAATACACGCCATTGTGCTTTTGTTAACCAGTCACTAATCTGTACATCATCATATGAAGGAGCACCATATTCAAAATTCTTATCATAAGCATCTAAGAATAAACGTGCTGTTTCATTAGCTGTTACCATTTAGTTTTAATTTAATCTGGACTGTATAATTTGTTTCAACTCTTTAACTTTAGGGTCACTACCTAAGAAGTGTTTAACCACTTCATTATAGTTTAATCCTACAAATTCATTAAGACCTTCTACTTTAAATCCAGTTTGTGTTCTTACTAATTCTTTTGCTTCAATAGCATCAAGAACAAATAATTTAGTTTCTGCCACAGGGTCTTTCATTACTTCCAAGAATTTATCTATACCAATAACTCCCTTAGTAGTAGAAACTTCATTTATAATTTTATACAATTCTGTTTTCAACCATTCAATTGATGCATCTTTATCTACAGTTTTTCCCATTAACCTTAATGCATCCAACATCTTCTTTTTAGATTTCTTAATCTGGTGCATAAAGTCATTAGCTTCATCCTGTTTCTTTCCAAGTTCACTAAGTTCCTCTTCCTGTTCTGATTCGTCAACCATCAAATATTCTTTCTCAATAATTGATAATTCTGAATTACTTTTAGCTCCTTTTGGGTCTTGTAAAAGAACCCTGTACATTAATGCATCTGAAGGATTTGCCAAGTTTAAAGTTGTGCCTTCTTTTGGTAATTTAAGAATAAAATTTCCCCAAAAATTTGGCTCAGTTACTTTAAAGTTATATAAATTTAAACTTCCTTCTTTTTGATTCAACAATTTTTCAAATAACTCCTGTTCACCATCTTCAAAAAATGGATTCTTGTAGGACCTTGTTTTAATGTCGTAAGGAAGTCCATAATCTTTATGGCATCCCGTGTAAATATCCTCTCCATCGTGTCCTTTCTTTAGAAAGGGTTTCCTACGCTTAATAGGTGTTACTTTAATTGTTTTGTTTACTAATACTTTCTTCTTTAACTCCTCTAAATTTGCTTCCATATACTAATTAATTTGTTTAAAAATAAGGGGAGAGGTTTTAATTCTCCCCTTTATATAATTCTTACATATTCGGTATCCAGCGACCTAACCTCATTGGGTTGTGTACTTTCAAACCTACCCAGTCTGCCCTATGAATGGTATAACCATCAACACCGTTAGCCATAGCTTTAGCTTTACCTTCTGGTGAATATGGGTCACGTAATCCAGGTACATATCCAAATACTTCAGGTTGTCCTTTCAAACGAACCAACTGAATATTAGGATTACCGTTTTCAGTACCAAAGTCAAACAATGTCAATTCATATGATTGAACTGTACCACCGTCCGGGTGCATTTTCTTGTAACGTACTGTATCATCATACCAAGGAATGTGTACAAATTCATAACGCAATCCATTGATATCAGCAGCTTTTACAAACTGTGGACGTTGATAGCTCCATTTGTTAGCTTCTCCACCACCTTTAAGTACGTCAATCCTATTGTATTCAGTACCGTACTGAAGTGCATTAGCGCCAGCATAAGCTTCAATAGCTCTTGATACCATCTTCAATCCATGTTCACCAGTACCAATTACAAACTTCCTATCTTTTTCAGGAATACGTCCAACTGATAAATCCAATGTCCAGCTTACAAAAGCTTCGAGATTGAATGTGGTGTAGTAGATTGTGTTAGATGCGGAAATCTGTTCCAGCAATCCCATACCTAATTTAATAGGACCGCCTGCATCACCTTTATTGGCAAATACTCCATTAGCCTGTTGATTACCTTTACCGTAATAAAGCAATCTTGCTTTTTCCCTACGGAAATGTTTATCAAATTCAAAGTCTAAACGATTCAGCCATGTTTTAGCTTTCTGCACTTTACCATCTTTACTCATAACCTGCCAGTTAAATGATACGGGAGTATTCATCCCTTTACGAATCATTTCACCAGGTACAGTATGTTCTTTACGAATCATGCTAATACGGTTACTCATCAAGAATGGAGAAGTAAAGCTGATGTCAGAACCTTTCTTACTCATAAACTGTTCAGATACAGAGTAGTCAACACTCCAACGTGTACCAGCAGTTAATTCAGAATAAGGTACATACAAGTCTGGGTCTGAACTAATCAGTTCCACCTGAATACGCCATGAACCACCTTCAACCTGTTCCGGTTCTGTAGCTACACGTAAATGGTAAAGGTCTGGACTTTCACCAACAATAACGTGTGTCTGGAAGAATAACAATTCTCCAAAGTACATAAAGAACCTTTCATTGTACTTACCAAAAGTAGAAGATGCTGATACAGCATTACCTGATAGGTCAGTTGCCTTAATCAACGGAATATTTTTGGAATCTGCTCCCATCATTTCCCATTGATACTCAAGGTCATCCTCTAATTCAAGTGTAGGATACTTGTTTACGAAATTTATAATATCATCTTGTAGGTTGACTTTATAGATTGTGTCCATAAAACCACCTAACTTAATAGGATTTTCTCCAAACAAATTGCCAAAGTGGTTTGCTGAAGTTAATCCTGCCCAATCTTTTCCTTCATATTTAATTGTCGGAAAACTTGCAGTAGTTAAACTCATAGTTATTTATCTTAAAAATTTAGTTTTATCTTTGTTGTGAGAACCACGCCATTTGGTCAACAAGACTTTGATTAGCGTCAGGTCTCCTTAATTTCTGTTTTGTAGAGGTTCCAAAATCCATATTAGCTACTGATTCTTCAAAGTCTTTAATAGCACTCTTCTTACCAGCACTACCAAATACAGAGAAGTCTTTAAATCCATTTGTAGCTTCAAATATGTACATTAATGTAGTTTCAAATTTAACAGGGTCTTCCATTCTTGCCTTAGCAATCTTATTAAGAGGAGCACCTGTTGCTTTATCTACATCTACAGGAGTTGTAAGACCCTTATAGATTTTATCCTTCATTAACGTATTAACTTTAATTCCAGGAACAATTTCATCAATTGCAGCTACAGTCTTTTTAAAATCCTCAAGTACTTTAGCTTGAGCCTGCTGTTGAGCAATCTGCTGTTGTTTAGCCTGCTCTCTTAACTGTACCTCTTTCTGTGAATTAATTTGTTTTAATTCCTCAAAGAACCCTTTTACTTCTTCACCTAAGTCTCCTGTTGCTTCAAGACGTTCAATCTCTTTAGTTATTCTTGCATCAGAAAAACTTGTTGTTTCTTTATAATATTGACGGGCTACATCCTTTTGAACTTTATCATCCTGAAGAGTTTCCTCTGTAATAGTATTCAGAGTTAATCTCTGTTTGTCTATAGCAAGTAATTCTTCAAACGGTACACCTTCTCTTGCATTCTCTGCCAACCAGCGTACTCTTGGGTCTAAGCGTTCAATCTGAGAGTTAATACCATATTCAATCTCATCCTGCATTGCCTTAATTAAACCCTGTGGTGTGCCATCCCACTCATCAATATTAAAATTAGGAAGTACTCCCTCTTCCTGTACTAATTTAGCATATGGAGTGAAAGGAGAAGACTTTGATTTAATATCTTTGGAAGAGGGAGCTTCCGTTGTTTCTTCTTCAGTTGTGTCATCTGCCTGTTCACCACTATCATCAGTAGTTTCTTCTATTATAGTCTCTTCGACTGTATCATCACCTTGTAGGAATAAACTTCCTACATCCTGCAATTCACTTAAATCCACGTTAAATGGATTATCATCTGTGTATTGCTCATTGTTAAATTCTCCTGCCATTTCACTTATTCTTTACAAAATTAATACTATGTTTTTAATTCACCAAATTTTTACTTTAAAAATAGTGTCTGTCTATATACTTTACTAAATTTTTTTATTATATGTTATATATTTTTCTTATATAATTTTATCTCGGTACACTTGTTAGAAGTGTCTTAGTTTTATCAAACTCTGTGCGTCTGCCTCTTGATAATGCACCGCACTCACACCTGTAAACTTTAAACTTACCTGTATTAGTATACTGATATTTACCTGTATCAGTTACGTGTGTACTACCGCATGAACTACATCTTTGTTCATCTGTATCCATATATATTGCTAAGTTAGGATGAGATTTAATATAAGGTCTTAGTTTGAGATATATTGCCTCAAGAACTTCAATATCCTGTATATTATAAGTTTCCATATCTTTAAGAGCCTGCTCATCACCTTTAATACAATCTATCCACAATTGAAACTCTGTATCAATTTTACCAGGTATTCCAAAATATTTAGCTAATGCATCAAGTTTGTTAGAAGGAAATTTAAATGTAGTAGAAGCAATTCTTTTTGTATCAATACTTCGTACAGTATTATAAGGGGGTAAGCCATTTAATATAGCCCTTGTATTAAGCATAGGAATGTCAAATCCATCACCAAAGTGAGCAATTACTATATCAGCTTCATCCATTAATTTCCATAAACTCTTAACTATCCTACTATCATCTACATGTACAACTTCTTTAGAAGTTATTACGTCTGACATTACTTCAGTATTATTTAGCCATTTAGCTGCCCATGAGAGCATAATCGGTTCTTGCTCAACCTGATTGTAAGCTATGTTGTATTTAAATCTACCAAATGTGTAGGATATAGAAGGACTTGTTTCTATGTCAAATAATAGTATCTTAGGAAAGTTTTTAGGTTTAAAAGCTACATCTTTAGGATTATACTCAGTACCATATTTTTGTTTATTTCTAACAATCTTTTTTGCCTCATAAACTTCTTCTTTAGTACAGTTCCATCTTCCGCTTAAATAACCTGCTCCATTAGTTAATGCTAACGGATATTTATTAAAATTCTCAACTATTCTTTGTATATTCATTATTTATTTATTAGTTAACAACTTCCTAAAGCTATAATTATTTTGTAGCTTTAGGTTTATTCCTGCTAATAGATTCAGTAGCCATATTGTGTCTCTTAGCTTCCTGAATTTGTTTATCTTTTAAAGTTAAATCTTTTTGTTTCAAATTAACTGTATCCTGATGTTTTTGTCTCTCAAGAGCTATTTTTTCAGTATCAGGTTGTTCAGGTGCTTCTTCCTGATTACTCATACCAGCTATTGTAAGTTTAGTATTAGAATCAGTATCAATCTTATAATATTCCAAATCTCTTTGTGCTTGTTTATCCTGCAATTCAGCTTGTGAAATTGCCTCATTAGATTGAATCTTTTTCTCTTCCATTTCCTGCTGACGTTTTTGCATAGCAAGTTCTTCTTCTTCAATAAGTTTAGCCATCTGAGTGATACTATCACTTCTAAGCACTTTAATTGGAAGAGTAAGAGAACCACCATTCTGTACATAAGCCTGGGAAAGTCCTTCAATAGTTTGTCTGATTTTAAGGTCATCAGAGCTATCAGTAATAAAGATATCATACTCACTTGCTGCAAAATCCTGACCATTTACATCCATAGCTACTCTGGACATATCATCCATTATAAAAGATATCTTCTTGGATTTATTATTCTTCCACAGTTGTTTTGCAGTATCAAGTAAAGCAAGCATTACTCTTTTCTTAGTCTCATCATGAATAAAGAACCATTTTTCTGTAATATGAGAACTCTGTGTAACAGCTCTTTCAACACCACCAACAGTTTCTCTATTATCAATCTGTCCTTGTCTCTGATCATTAACACCAGCAATTTGACCCATTTGCTTTTCAATATGCTGAAGCATTAATAGAAGTTGTTGTATATAGTTACTTGCAGAAGCATCTAATACTTTACCTGTAGTATTAAAATTACCAGCTATCTTACCAGTTGCAGCACCTTTTTTACCTTCATTAAATGAGTCAATTACCATCCAACCTAATACATCTCCATAATACATCCACATCTCTTCTGACCATTCCTCAGGTTTCTTGGATAAGTCTAATTCATAAATTGGACCTTTGTATTTAGCAATGGCTAATTCAAGCCTTCTCATGTACACATTATATAGGTATTGGTATGGTTCCATTCTTGACATCAAAGAT